AGGGGTGGCGCGACTTTACCCTCTACGAGCCTACCGCCGAATACAAAATGGTTTCTATGAGTGCCTCCCACGAAGAAATCCGCAACATAGACATCCAAGTTTTCTGGAAATACAGACTCACCGGCGAACTGATTCCCCTCACTATGTTCAACACCTCCGATGTCTCTATAAAAATGATGTTCCGCAAACTCGATTATCGTTCTTAAATATTTTCGGCCGTCTTAGTATAAACCACGATGAGCGCTGACATTGAGAAGTTGGCCGTTTTTGATGACCGTATCGTTCAGACCCGCCCCAAGTATGCTGTGGAGAAGGGCGCACTGTCTCTGACGAACTCCCCCTTCCAAGCCATCTCCCAGACCCAGTCCCAGCACACCTACAACATCTACGTTCCCTCCGAGAACGTGTATGTGAGCCGCGACATCGACTGGGCCTCTACGGTATTTCTCCGCGTGGATGTTCGCCTTAACGACACCAACGGCGGCCAGTATCCCATTGGCGAGCCTCTGCTGGAACTGGGAACGGATGGGTCTCTGGCGGCCTTCCCGCTGAACTCCCTCTGCGCCACGATTACGGCGACCATCAACGACACCACAGTAACCATCAACTCCCAAGACGTTCTGACCGAGGTTCTTCGTCTGACGGACTACAAGGACAACCGCCTCCAGCGCACTTGCCCGACAATGTTGGACAAATACCAAGAGAACTTGGCGGCTCTGAACGCCCAGAACGACCCTATCAGCGGCTATACCAATATGGCCCACAACTACGCCGAGCCTCCTAACGGCGCGTGGGCGAACATCGTCTTCACCGACCCGGCGGGGACGCCCCTTGTAGGCACGGTGGCGGGAGCCTACACCCTTGCCAACGGCCTCGTAGTAAATACCGTAGATGGCGTCCCCGTCTCTACGGAGCAGCAAGACACCACGGTAAATGGCCTCTACTCCGTGTTTCTCAAGTGGCGCACATCCGAGAAACTGGTTCTGTCCCCCTTCATCTTCTCCGAGGAGCATTCCAGCGACACGGGCCTCTTCGGCATCAACAACATCCAGTTAGTGATGAATATGCGCGACCCCAACCGTGCGCTGCGTCTGCGCAACAAGGAGGTCGGCTCTTCTCAGAAACTCTACTACGGTGGCGGCGATGTCGAGACCCAATACACCGCGCCCGTGTCTTACAACACCTTTGTTCCGGGCGGCACTTTCCGCGACTCCGTGGTGAATTGCCAGTTTCTCACGCCCTCCCTCGACATCCCGCTTCCTCCCAAGTCGGTTGTTCCCTATATGGAGTTTCCCCGCTATATCACGCAGCAGCAGAATACCGTGATGGCGGCGGCGGGTGACCCCAACGGTGGGGATGTCCAGCAGTTACAGTCCCAGACAATCACACTGCCCCAGATTCCCGACCTTCTCATCATCTACGTTAAGGCGTTGGCGGACTCGGCGACTACGGCACAGAACCGCGCCCTTGACCCTTCTCTGCCCCAGTTCGGCGCTGCCTACCTCCCTCTGGAATGCTCAGTGAATGGCGCCCGCACAACCCAGCCCCTTTCCATCAACTTCGACAACTTCTCCGGTCTGCTGTCCTCCCACACGGCCGAGCAGTTATACCATATGTCCGTGAAGAACGGTCTGGAGATGGACTGGAACACGTGGTCCGGCTTTGGTCGCGCCCCGGCTGGTGCCGTGGGCGGCCGCGTGCCTACGGTGGGCGGCTTCCTCGTGCTGAAGCCGTCAATGGACCTCACACTCCAGTCGGGCCAAGCGCCGTCGCTGGTGGGTAACTTCACCCTCCAGTTCAACCTCCGCGCCCGCAACACCTTCCCTTTCCCCGTTCAGCCCCAGATCTACGTGATTACGGCGAACAGCGGCTTCTTCGAGTCCATCCGCGGCTCTTCCCGCATCATCAAGGGTGTTCTGTCCGAGCAAGACATCATCGCAGCGCCTCTGTCCCCCGCTGGCACTCGCGAGGGTCTGGCCCGTATGATTGGCGGCAAGGTGCTTGCTCTGGCGAACCGTATGGGGATGGTGAAGTCGGGCAGCCACGCCTCGAAGAAAGAAGGAATGGAGGGCGGTCGCAGCCACGCGGCTCCGGCGGCGGCTCCCGGTCGCCGTGGCGGACTGGCGGGTCGTTTGATGTAAATATACACAACCTACATTTCGTGTTTCACACAAATAATAGGTTTTGTTCCGGTCAAAAAATGTATATCTATAGTATAAAACAAGATGTCGTTGGAAAGTCTTCAGAACCCCGTTTCCCGTCTTGCCGTTCTGCCTCTCGGTCTGAATGCGAACAAGGACCCGCTGACGAACTCCCCCTACTGGGACGTGGCCAGCCAGTATTACCTCAACGATGTAGTGCTTTCGTCGGTAAATAGCGGCGCGTATCTGATGGTGGGTGGTGCGCCCTTGGTGCCGGGCGGCCCCGCCCAGACCGGCGTGAAGGGTGGCAATGACCCCGCCGACGACACATCCGGTCTGTGGGAGAAGTTGTCTCAGTCCTCTTGGGCGGGATACTACAACCCTACCATTACGACGCCCGGCGCTGGTGCGACGGTAATCGCAGTGTCCGCGAACGCCGCCTATGACGCTCTGCCCGGCTACTCGTATATGGTGACCTTCTCCGGCACTTACACTTGCCCCCTTGTGACGACCGCCGATGACTGGAACAGATGGACTTGGACCCCCAGCGGCACGGGTGCGCTGCCTCTGGTCATAGACATCCTCCCCAATGTGGGCGTGGCCGCGACAAACTTCTCCGTGTCCGGCGTATTGACAGTGGGTGCCGCGGTTGCGCCACCGGCCCTTGACATAATCACGCTGAGCGGCGCGAAGGCGGCGGCTGGTCAAGTTCCCACATTTACCAACGTGCGTATGTCATTTACCCGCCTTGATTAAAAAATCATTATATATAGAAATGAGCCTCCAATCTTTAAGAAACCCACTTGATCGGCTTAGTGTATTACCTACGACGATGAACTGGCGCGGCCTCTGGTCCGCTACCGAGCAGTATTACGAATATGACACTCTTATATCGCCAGCAAATGCGGCCACATACATATTGACCGGCCAGAAGACCATTCTTGGTGGTGGCGACCCTTCCACGAATGGGACTTGGACCGAACTATCTGCCTCCTCGACCGGCCTTACGTCCATCATAGCCGGCGCTGGAATCAGTATCACATTCCCTTTCAATCCTCAGACACCCGTCGTGAATAACGACGGCGTTATTACTCTGGGCGTTGGCAGTGGCATTATCAATACTGGCACGCCCACTGAGCCTATCTTAGAATCGTCTGGTGTTCGGACCCTTGGCGGCGGTGATGGTATAGTGGTGGGCGGCACGGCCCAGAACCCCACCCTAACAAACACCGGCGTTCGCAACCTTGTAGCCGGCCCCGGAATAAGTGTTTCACCGGGCAATAATCCCACTATTACCAATACCGGCGTCGTGGCTATTACCCCGGGTAATGCGGGAATTGCTATTTCTGGCGACGCGAACAATGTCATCATTACAAACACCGGTCTTGCCAGTCTTTCCGTCGGCGCTGGACTATCAACGACGGGTGGATTGAATCCTACCATCGACAATACGGGTGTCCTTAGTGTTGCCGCGGCCGACGCCACAATCACCGTGACGGGAACCACCCAGAATCCTACTGTTTCCGCGCTGGTGCCTTCCATATCACTTGTGACTGCTGGGCAGTCGCTGGACCCCGTGGGTGCGACTATTAGTGCCGGTTCCTCTGGAACGATTCCATTTGTTCAATATGCCTTACCAAGTGTTTTTAACGACTATTTGGCCAATGGCGCTCCCAATCCAAATGGTATATTTATGATCGATTTATCCTCTCTCAATTTCCGCTTCAATTATGCCGGCGCAGTGGGCAACCAGCGGACAATCTCTTTGGCCTTTCAGTATATAGTTGCGTCTCCTCCTTCAACGGTCACATATACATCCGCGACATTTCTCAATGAAGTAGTTTTGACCGCCAATACGACGGACACGGCCTATTTCAATTTCGGAAAAGTATATTTCAATGTGGCTGACGCAAGAACCGCTGGATTGACGGCGATAAATGGTTTTTTGATTACAAATGGCACAATAGGCACTATAACAAACTCTGCTTCTGGCAATGTATATGCGGAATATTATCCCAATGGATTAGAGTGATGGCCGACATCGACGCGCTAAGGGACCAACTATCACGGCTTGATTTATTACCTACCATTATTAATTGGCGCGGCACGTGGGTCCCGGTTTCTCAATATTTCCAGAATGATTTGGTAGTTTCTCCAGCAACCTTTTCTACCTATATATTGATTCAGACCACTATTATTGACGGTGGGGACCCTTCTACAAATACCGCCGCGTGGGTCAATATTAGCAGCCTTGGTGTCGGTGTTACGGGTGTTCGCGCTGGGCCGGGTATCAGCGTAACAAACGGAAATACAAATCCCACCATATCCAACAACGGTGTTATAGATGTGGGCCTTGTTATCAACGGTGGTATATCCAATAGCAGCGGCGACCCGCATAATCTGATTCTACTATGCTCCGATGTTCAAGACATTACGGCCACTGAACCCTCGATAGGGGTTTCCCAGTCAGCCCCGGGCGACTATGTCATTACCAATCTTGGTGTCGTCAATGCGTCTGGCGGCACAAACGGTGGTCTTTCTGTTTTCAAAGATGATTCATTTAAACTCAATGTGGCCAATACGGGGGTGTTGTCATTGGCTCCCGGTGATGGGCTGACGATTGATTATCCCGTCAATGCCCAAACACCCAATGTGTCTAATGATGGCCTCCTAACCGTCGCGGGAGGCACGGGTATTACTACAACGGAATTGAACTATGAGGCCGAGATGCTGAATGATGGAGTCCATCGTATTAATGCGGGCTATGGAATGGTTGTAGCCAACGGCCCTATTCTTGGTGAAACTACCCTCCGTTCAAAGACCAGTAGAGCATCGGTGGGGGTTGTTGGGCGACTTGCCGCGGGTCCCTTCCCAAACCCCATTCGTGGTCCCACCCTTGCTCCCCCGGCCCCCGGTCAAGCCGGTATTTTTAATTTTGGTGCTGTTACTGGGAATATTTTTGCGGACTATATGGCGAATGGCACACCCGAGCCGTCGGGCGTTGGCACCTTTATTGTCGATATGTCCGCGTTCAGCGCGGTTTGGAGAGATGGTGGATCTCTCATACCCGGTCGGAACCTTCTTCTGTCTTTTGTGGATAATGTAACATCCGGCGGCCCTTATTATACCAATACCAATGTGATCAGAACAACCTCCAGAGGATTAAATAATGTGGCGTCAATCTCATTTGGACGAGTTTTTATAAATATCCCATTTTCGCGCCAGAATGGGGTCCGCGTTAT